CATTTTTTCAAAATCCGACCCCCACCCCCTAAGTTAAACCTAGTGGTGTTAACTGTTTCTTGTTTCCCAAACACCCCCCCGTCAGGAGTCCCAACCTCCCCTATATCTTCTTTACATATTTTTAAATAAAGACTATATTCACTCAACTGCAACTCAATGAGCAGACATGACTACGTTTATCCCCGAGATTGAAGAGAACATTCCTCTTCCACAAAACGCCGCTGATGCGTTGCCATACCTATCTCCGGTTGAAGAATTAAATATGCGAGCCAATGTGATTAAGTTCTTATCGGACTTAACAGGCCAAGCCTTATCCCCCTCTAGAGATGATGCCGTACAAGCCGAAGGTTTAGCCCGCGAGATGATTGAGAACCCCCGTCATCGCCCTGAGTTTGCTAAATACCCGAATGAGACGCTTGCCTTTCTTGCTGGAATGGTCTCGCAGATGAATATCTCTGTAGTGGACGACTTAGCTGACCTCAAAATGTATGTAGTTAATAAGCTCATCACCGAAGTTGAGAATGCAAGAGACCCCAAGGTACGTGTTGCCGCCCTCTCTAAACTGGGTGAAGTTGATGGCGTGGATGCGTTTAAGAAACGCACAGAGATGACTGTAAAGGTGCAGCCTATTGAAGAGGTAGAGAAAGAATTGTTAGAGACTCTATCTAGTATTGAGAGTCAAGTTATTGACGTAGAAGCCCGAGAAGTTGTATTTGGTGCGCGTCAAGAATGAGTTTGCTGAGTAAATTATCACCAGAAGACCTCATGAAGTTGCGGTTGGCACTGCCGACCATGCCAGAAAAACAAAAACGACGCACTGCTGAACTGTTAAAACAGTATCAACAACAATTAACACAAGCTCTAGCTAAAGATTCGTTCTTAGACTTTGTTAAGCATGTCTATCCGGGGTACAAAGTTGGACCTCATCATCTTAAACTTGCTCAAATCTTTGAGGAAATTGCTGCGGGAAAGAAGAAGCGCGTTATTGTTAACATTGCTCCCCGTCATGGCAAGTCTGAACTTATCTCATACCTCGCTCCAGCTTGGTTCTTGGGAAAATACCCTCAAAAGAAGATTATTATGTCTTCACATACGGCTGATCTTGCTGTCAATTTCGGTCGTAGAGTGCGTAACCTCGTGGGTTCAGAGCCTTATAAAGACATTTTCCCGCAAGTAGAACTGCAAGCCGACTCAAAATCAGCGTCACGATGGGGTACAAACTTCAATGGAGAGTATTTCGCTATCGGTGTGGGTGGCGCTCTTGCTGGGCGGGGAGCTGATCTTTTTATTATTGATGATCCTCATTCTGAGCAAGAGGCAAAGACTGGGCGACCCGATGTTTTTTTACCTGCTTGGGAGTGGTTCCAGTCTGGTCCTCTCCAGCGTCTTATGCCGGGCGGCGCAATTGTTGTTGTGATGACGCGATGGTCAAAACTTGACCTGACTGGACAGATTGTGACGCAGATGGAGCGCAATGAAGACGTAGATAAGTGGGAAGTGGTGGAGTTCCCTGCAATTAAAGATGATGGCACGGCGCTTTGGCCTGAGTTTTGGGATGTAGATGAGCTTTTATCTAAGAAAGCTGCTATTGATATTAGGTATTGGAACGCTCAGTACATGCAGCAGCCAACTTCTGAGGAAGGTGCGCTAATTAAAAGAGAATGGTGGCAGATTTGGGATAAAGATGACCCCCCACCCTGTGAATTTACAATCATGGCGCTTGATGCCGCCCAAGAAACCAATAATAGAGCTGACTACAACGCACTAACTACTTGGGGCGTGTTTTTTAATGAAGAAACCAAGAATTTCAACATTATTTTGCTTAATTCCATCAAAAAACGGCTTGAGTTTCCAGAATTAAAGAAACTTTGTATTGAAGAATACAAGGAATGGGAGCCAGACGCGTTCATTGTTGAGAAGAAATCTAACGGTGCAGCCCTATATCAAGAGCTAAGGCGCATGGGGATGCCGGTAGGTGAGTTCACACCGGGCAAAGGACAAGATAAAATTAGTCGAGTTAATGCTGTTTCAGACCTTTTTGCCTCTGGGATTGTGTGGTGTCCTGACCGCAGGTGGGCTAAAGAGGTTGTTGAAGAGTGCAACGATTTTCCTAGTGGAGCTAACGACGACTTGGTAGACTCTACAACACTAGCACTAATGCGGTTCAGACAGGGCGGCTTTATACGCCTACCAAGTGATGAGCCAGAAGATAACCCTGTATATAACTACCGACGTAAAACGGCATACTACTAAGGATAAGTCATGGCAATTGAAAAGAGTTTGTATGCAGCTCCTCAAGGTCTTGAAGCATTAGACCAAATGAATCAAGATGAGCCTGCACTTGAGATTGAAATTGAAGACCCAAAGTCAGTGACAATTGGGTTGGATGGCGAACCTATACTTGAGTTTACGGCAGAAGAAGCTGAAGATGAGTTTAGTAAAAACTTAGCTGAAGATATGGATGACAGCGAGCTTCAGTCTATTGCCAGTGAGTTAGCAGGTGACTATGAGGATGATGTGTCAAGTCGCAAAGATTGGATGCAGACTTACGTTGATGGGCTTGAGTTGCTTGGGCTAAAGATTGAAGAACGCTCTGAACCTTGGGAAGGTGCGTGTGGTGTATATCACCCGCTAATGACTGAAGCGTTAGTTAAGTTTCAGGCTGAGACAATGATGGCAACGTTTCCTGCTGCCGGACCGGTTAAAACACAGATTATTGGCAAAGAAACTCCTGACAAAAAAGAATCAGCGGTTCGTGTTCAAAACGACATGAATTATCAGTTAATGGACATAATGACTGAGTATCGCCCTGAGCATGAGCGCATGTTATGGGGCTTAGGTCTGTCGGGTAATGCGTTTAAAAAAGTGTACTACGACCCAAGCATGGAGCGGCAAGTATCTATATTTGTACCAGCAGAAGATATTGTGGTTCCTTACGGTGCGTCAAATATCCAGACCGCTGAACGTGTCACGCATGTCATGCGTAAGACTGAAAACGAGATGCGCAAGTTGCAAGTAGCTGGGTTTTATTGCGATGTGGATTTGGGTGAGCCAAACAACACGCTTGATGAAGTTGAAAAGAAGATTGCTGAGAAGTTAGGGTTTAGGGCTACGTCTGACTCACGGTACAAGCTTCTTGAGATGCAGGTTAATTTAGACCTAGCAGGGTATGAGCATAAAGATGATGATGGCGAAGAGACAGGCATTGCGCTCCCGTATATTGTTACGATTGAAAAAGGTAGTAACAAGGTTTTAGCAATTCGCCGCAACTGGGAGCCTGATGATGAGACTCACGCAAAAAGACAGCACTTGGTCCACTACGGTTATGTTCCGGGTTTTGGGTTTTATTATTTTGGTCTTATTCATTTGGTTGGGGCTTTTGCTAAGTCTGGTACATCGCTCATTCGCCAATTAGTCGATGCAGGCACTCTTAGTAATTTGCCCGGTGGCTTTAAAACCCGTGGGATGCGCATCAAGGGCGACGATACACCGATTGCTCCCGGTGAGTTTAGAGATGTAGACGTACCAAGCGGTACGATGAGAGATAACATCTTACCGCTGCCCTACAAAGAGCCAAGCCAAGTGTTGCTGGCTCTGATGAACCAGATCGTAGAAGAAGGTCGTAGGTTTGCAAACACGGCTGACTTACAAGTTAGCGACATGAGTTCACAAGCCCCGGTAGGTACAACGCTTGCAATTCTTGAAAGAACGTTGAAAGTGATGAGTGCTATTCAAGCGCGGGTTCACTACTCAATGAAGCAAGAGTTAGGGTTGCTCAAGAAAATCATTGCTGATTACACGCCCGAGGACTACGACTATGAACCCACAGAAGGCAGTCGTAAAGCTAAGAAGGCTGATTACGATGATGTTGATGTTATTCCTGTTAGTGATCCTAATGCCTCGACAATGGCGCAGAAAATCGTCCAATATCAGGCCGTTCTTCAGTTAGCAATGCAAGCACCACAGATGTACAACATGCCGTTGTTACATCGCCAAATGCTGGATGTGTTGGGGATTAAAGAAGCTAATAAACTGATCCCGATGGAAGAAGACCAGAAGCCAAAAGACCCAGTAAGTGAGAATCAGAATGTGTTGATGATGAAACCCGTGAAGGCGTTTATGTACCAAGATCACGAAGCTCATATTGCAGTTCACATGTCTGCTATGCAAGACCCTAAAATTATTGGACTGTTGCAAAACAACCCTATGGCTCCACAGCTACAGGCTGCAATGATGGCGCACGTTAATGAGCATCTAGGGTTTGAGTATCGCAAACAAATTGAACAACAACTGGGTATGAACTTACCACCTCAGAAAGATGAAGCTGGGGAAGATGTCAATATGGACCCAGAAGTTGAAGCTCGTTTAGCTCCTATGTTGGCTATGGCAGCACAACGTTTGTTGCAAGGT